CTGCCGTCCACCTGTGGGAAAACGTGCCAGGAAGTCTCAGCACACCTGACAACGCCTTTGGATTCTTCCTTGCCGGAATGGCTGGCGAAAATGAAGCATTTGAACCAGGCCCAAGACCTGAGCGCGGCAAAAGTAACGAGTTCTGGCGATGGAAGAAAGACCCCGAAAAAGGAAGCAGCGCCGGTGAGCATTTGGCGAAATGGCCGAAGTCTGGTTGTATTTACGGACCGCAGCGGCAGCTTGCCTGGCGGCTCCTTGATGCCCAATTCTTCGGAGTGGCCCAACGCCGCCGTCGTATCTTCGTTGTCGCAAGTGCTCGAAACGATGTTGATCCCGCAGAAATACTTCTTGAGTTCGACGGCCTGCGCCGGGATTCTCCGCCGTGCAGAAAACCGGGGAAGGCAGCTCCCGACACTTTTGCAGCTGGCGTTAAAGTCAGTAGCCATTGGGACGACGCGGGCAACCCTCACCCAACCCTGTACCAGTCATTTAATACAGGCGGAATAGGCACCAGCAATCAGGAAGTTTTCAGCCAACGTGGCGCCGGGCTCGTTGCTGAACCTGTTGCGTTTGGCGGCGGCAACTGTTCTGGTGCGCTGGATGTGGCAGCATGCCTGACGGCTAAAGGGCAGCGTAATGACTTTGACGTTGAGACGTTCGCAGTACAGAGCGCTACGGGCGAACTGTGCCACACGCTTAACGCTGAATCTGGCGAAACGGGCAAAGGTGATGCAGCGCCATGTATTGCCCGCTGTGGGGAGCACGCAGCATTTCCTGAAAACACCCGTGGTGAAGTCCGCCTGGTCAACGGCGACGGACAGATAACGGGCGCACTGTCGGCCGGCGGCGGAAAGCCCGGACAGGGCTATCCCTCTATTGTCACCCGCTGCGAAGTCCGGCGCCTGACGCCCAAAGAATGTGAACGCCTGCAGGGCTTCCCGGATGGCTGGACACTGATACCGGAAAAGAAGCGCAACGCGCTTGCTGCTGATGAACTGGCTTACCTGCGCCTGACGCACCCTGACATGCCGGAAGAAGAAGCGCACCGCCTGGCGGCTGATGGTCCGCGTTATAAAGCGATTGGTAACTCTATGGCGGTACCGGTCATGCGCTGGATTGGCGATCGCATTGCTAATCAGATCATGCTGGTGGCCAGCGTAGCAGAGACCCGGCCTGTGGACCTCCCCGCTCTGCCGGCAGCAAAGAAAAAACGCGCGCCGGCGCGAAAGGTTGCAGAGGATAAATACCCGCGTTCGTTCCTGAAATGGGCGGGCGGCAAACACTCCGTGCTTGATGAAATACTGGCGGTAATGCCAGCCGGGAAGCGCCTGATTGAGCCATTTGTTGGCAGCGGTACCGTATTCATCAACGCAGGCTTTAAGCGCAACCTGCTGGGGGATATCAACCCGGATCTGATTAACCTTTTCAATCAACTGCAGGGCAACCCGGACGCCGTGATTAATACGGCTCACCAGCTGGAAAAGGGCTGTCTCACTAACGAAGCCTATGTGGCCATACGCGATGAATTTAACGGACGCCAGGCGCACGCGGTGCGGCATGCGGCGCTGTTCCTGGCGCTGATGCGCACCTGCTTTAACGGGCTGTGCCGGTATAACCTGAAAGGCCTGTTTAACGTGGGCTGGAACAAAAAGGCAGGGACAAACTACTTTCCGCTGGATGAACTGCAGCACTTCGCTGGCCTGCAGAAAGAAATGACTTTTGTCTGCGCCGGGTTTGAGGATGTGATCGGCCAGGCGGGCGAAGGTGATGTGGTTTTCTGCGATCCGCCTTATGAGCCGATGCCGGACGAAAGCGGCTTTACCGCATACAGCGGCAACGCCTTTACGTTTGAGCATCAGACGCGGCTGGTGGAGGGCCTGGTGGCAGCGCGCAAGCGCGGCGCTAAGGTAGTCATTACCAACAGCAGCGCGCCGTCAGTCGTAGATTTGTACACGCGTAACGGCTTCAGGATCATGCCGCTGGCCGCACGCCGATCCGTGTCCTGTAAGGGCGATACGCGCAAAACGGCAGACGACATAATTGCCGTGCTCTGAAACGAAAAGACCCCGCCTTATGCGGGGCATTCAAACTTTGGGATGATACCCACAAAAAAAAAGTGGCATTCCTCCATCCATCTACGCTACATTGAATTTATGTTACTAACTGTGAGTAACTATAAATGGACCTGTCAGCCCGACCCAAACTTCTCAAGATCAGCGACGTTAAAATCCAATCCATTGAGCCAGCCAAAAATCATGTTTTTGGGGGGGCTGAGACTCAGCTTATGAGTTCATTCCCAATCGGAAAAATATCTAACAACAGCAAAATTTTCATTTTCAGTACTTCATGTGGTGATTCAGCCAACCAGTTCATTGAAGAAATAGTTCCCAGAATAAAAAGTGGCGAATCAATATTGCTAGCTAACATGCTGAGGCACGACCCTGACCTTAATGTATGGACAAGGATATTTAAGCTAAAGGCAGAATATCGAATGGTTTTGGTAGCCCAAATATTTAAAGAATTTTATGATAAGAACGGACTTAGCATGGATGGTATACATAAGGTTATTGATAAATATCTGTCATCTGTGCCGCTACAGCAGGCTTATTCTGGTTACTCCCCTGAGAAAGCTGCGCTTTCAGGCATTGTTACATCCATTGCATTAAAAAATTTCTATAACGTCTCTGCAACCCCAGTGCTTACTCAGATTAAGTAAGGTGCTCATATGGACTTATCCAGAAGAACCTTTGTTTTATCAGCTATGTCGATGGCATTGTTAGTAAGCTATCAAAAACATGCATTTGCTTGCAGTGTTGAAGTGCCATACGATGCTTATTCTCATATAGGAATTGGTGTTACAGCGACGTGGGGATTGATAGCACTAGATGCAATTGTTGCAGGAACTACAATTACGGCTGCAGCTTTTACAATTGGTATAGCGATAACTGCTGCCGCAATCATTGCAGTTCCTGTCTTATTCGCCATACAAAATAGAGACTGTTTAATGGCTCGCATTACTAATTTCTAAAAATAAATATTCAATTCATCTTCTTGATTAATAATTTTTTACTCTGATTTATTTAACTGGCTGACAGCAATTCTACCGGGATACCGTGCGGTGTGTTTTGCTGCGCCAGTGCGTCATCAAGCGTTATGCGGTCATTGGCATAGTCCTGCACGCGATACCCGCTCAGCCCTGCTGACTCTGCCTCTCTGACTTTAGCGTTATAGCTGGCCTGGCTTTCAGCGCTGATGCGTGCGCTCTCTTTAAAGTAATAATCACTCGCTTTCGCGTAATTGTCGGTGCAGGCCACCAGCACGCCCTTAGAAACTACCTCATAACGCCCCTGAAACTCTTCGCCGCAGTCCAGCAGCTGCACGCCGGATTTGCCGGACGACGCCAGCACGGTTTTGTCGATAGGCAACCCATTTGCCGGGACAACGTTTCCAAAAATGGTTTTCATCTGATGATCCTTATTTTTCTTATGCGCAGGCACTACCTACCCGCAGGCCAGACTATACGGGAAAAGTGTCAAAAACTTCTATAATTTTTTTATAAAAATTTAGATATTAAGTAACCCAAAGTATCAGCGCCGGGTGCTCTCAACAAATTACAAACTGGTTAAGGTGCCGCTTCCTTTAACACCATTGAGTGAATTATGAGTAACCGTAAGCCCACCGCATTTGAGCTTTTCCACAACCTGAGCATGGCGCTGCGCGAAGATCCGCAGTTCCAGTACGAATATAACTACTCCCCTGAAACTCGCGTGCTGCTGGAAACGCCTTACTGGCGCTTTACCCCGTCGCAGCGCGCCACACGCAACATCATGATTGAGCAGATCATGGCAAACGCCACGGCAGAAGATACCCGCGTGCGCCTGATGGCCATGCGCCCGGAATCGCGCTACATGCTGACGCCAACCTACGTCTGCCAGGTCGCGTATGAGTTCTATCTGGAAGCGCAGGCAGAGCTGCCGGACGAGCCGGAAACCGTCGAGCTGATGCCGGTAATGTGGGCCACCATGTACGCCCTTAACCTGGCACGCGAAATGGCAACGGATAAGTGGGATGAAATGTCACCGCTTGACCAGCGCACGCAGACCAAATGGGTCAGCAACGTGCTGTCTACCGTCAAAATGTCGCGCTATATCACCGACGCAAGCCGCGCCGTCTGGCTGGGTATGTTCATGTCGTTCAGCGATATCCCTGATGACTTTTACGAGCTGCTGGAATCCTGATGGACGTAGCTGAGAAGCCGATCCGCAAAGGCTCCCGCGTGCGCATACGCGGCAACCTTTTTAACGGTGAAGTGTGCGTAGTTGACCGGGTGGACTGGCTGGAGAACGGGCAGCGCTACGTGCTGAAACACCCGTACTATACCTGCCCGCTTAACTACACCCGCGGGGATCTGGAGCTGATACCTGATGACGAATAAAACGCGCTCCGGCGCCGGGGCGGGCTGATGCCTGCCGCTGGCACGCTGGACTCGGTTTGTTCCGGACACGATGGCTTCCCCTCGCGTCAGACCGCTGAGGCTGATGCGGGGCTCACCATCAACGGCAAGCCCGTGCTGGTGGACGGCAAGCTGTTTCCGGATCACACCGACGGCAGCAGTACTCACAACGGCACGGCGGTTACGGGTCGTCCGTGGTTCACCATCAACGGCAAAGGCATTGTGTGCGTCAACGATCCGGTTTCGTGCGGATCAGTGGTCGCCACGGGCGAAGCCGGGTTTGAGGTTAAGTAATGCTCTACAACGACAAACAGATCAACGCGTTTGCTGCCCTCTCCGCCTCCGGCATGGTTACGCCAGCGCCGGTTGTGGTGTGCGAAGGGGCGCAGGCGCGCGCTGAGCAGCTGGCCGCATCCGTCAGGGCGCTGCTGTTGCCGGACGTCACCTATCCGGCGGAGGTCTCCGGGTATACCGGGAAGCTGTCAGGCTATGCGGCGAGCCTGGACGCTGCAGCAGGCGCTGCTGCCGGATTCGTGGCAGCGGTTAAGCCCTTCAGCAGCCCTTCTGAGCTGCTGCAGCTGAAAACCGGATGGGAGTGTCACGTAAAGGGGAATCGCCTCTCTCCAGCCCCGGCGTTCGCGCTGGTGTCCGCAATGGTGGATGAAGCCGTTACAGGCGCAGTGGGCGATCTGCTGCAGGCCGTATCGCTATCCGCGCTCTCCGGAGCAATGGGGGAAATTAACGCGAAAGCAGGCGCTGCTGCAGCACCGGGCGCAACGGGAAGTGCCGCAACCGCGTTGGCGTTTACCGAAGAGGAAACAGCCGCGCTGAGCGAGGCTACCAGCGCGCTCGATGTGCTGCTGTTGCCCCTTCCCGCCAGTACGTCTGCACTTTCCCGCCTGGCGGATCAGGTCAGCGCGTCCACCAGCACGGCAAAAAAAGCCATGTCGGATGCGGTGGCCATCGCGCTTACGTCCGGCCTGAGCGGCGATCCGGTTATGGGTCAGGCCGTCAGCGCCATTATGCCCGCGGCCGTTCTGGCTGCGCTCAACGAGGAGTAACTATGTTCAGTCAAATCACCCTGACCGGCTGGCTCAAGCGTGCGGTAGCCGTGGCGCTCTGCGTCGTGCTGCTGACCGCAGGCCATAAGGGATATGTGATTGTCACGAATCACTTTGCGCACGTTGCGCAGCTGGAGGCGGCAAACAGCACGCTTACTGCGAACAACAAAACGCTGACCGGTAATAACAGCACGCTTAAAACCTCGCTCTCGGAGCAGCAGGCGCAGCTGCAGACGCTGCAGCAGGCGCTGGAGAAACGGGAAAAAGAACGCCAGGACTACGCGCAGAAACAGGCGCAGCTTGAGCAGGATCTGCAGAAACTTAAAGAGGATAGTCAGAATGAAATTGATGAAATTAACCGGGCGATACTGCTTGCCGGCGTTAATCATACTGCTTTGCCTGCCAGCGTTATTCGCATGCTCCGGGACAAAGCCCGCGCCGTTAATTCCCGAAGTCGTGACGGTCACAAAGCTGGTGGAGCTGCCGCCTCAAAAGGCGCTGGCCTATCAGCCGTGCCAGGTGGATGAAAACATTCCCGGATTCACCGACATGCTACCCGCTTACGTGGCAGGAATACTGGCTTCAGTCGATGAATGCAACCGGCGAAACGGCCTAATATCTAACCATAACGTATACCTATAATTAAGTCGCTTACGGACTTTGTAAGTGGTGAGGTCTGTGAGCGACTTTGTTATTTTACATTTCTAGCACTTTAGTTAGTCATCTTTTATGGATAAAGTGAAAAAAATTTCATTATGCACAAGGATGATCATATGCAACTTAACCCTTCATTACTTAATGACTCAGAACTTGACGATGCTCAAGCTCCTATAGAATCTGAAAGCACGGTCAAGGGACTCTATAACCATATTATTTATGTATTAAGATTGCATCCCGAAGTTCATGACATAATCAATAAGGTTGAAGAAGGAAAAACAGATGATCTGATGTCAGGTGAAATTCATCAAGCTTTATCTACACTTTTTCATGAAACGTTGCATTGGTGGCAGTTTGTAGGCTCTACATCAGGGTTAATTATGAGCCTAAGCACGCCAGCGCAAACTATAGCCAACATAAATCTACTTAAAGAATACGTCAATTTAATTGGTAAAAAGAAGCCAATTAGCTTTTATAGTGATAATAACCTTAGAAAAAGTAATTCCAACAGCCCTGAATCTATGGTTATAAATCAGATAATGAACAATTATCATGATATAAATTACTACAAAATAAGAATGAAAAGGCCTAGCTATATATCTGAAGTTTGCAATGATAAGTACTTTGAATCAATTGGTCACTCTTACAGTATAGCTTATGATTGTGCTATCCGTGTTCTTTCATCGACGTTCGATAACGATTTTTCCTTCCTTCCAAACGTAGATGAATGGGGAGAAAGATTTAAAGAATTAGCTGATAAAAAAGTAAGCGGTTTTTATCGCGGCGAGTCTATAGGCATTCCCCCTGTAGGCCTATCCGATTTATATGAAGGTCAGGCCAGATTTAACCAGTTGCTTTATTTACATATAACTTCTGACAAGCAACTCGATTGGTATCAATTTAAACAAGCGGGAATGCTTCACGGTATTTACATTTCTGCATTTGATGTTTTTTTAAAGATTGTTGAAGAGGAATATCCTAAGAGTATTGATAGCCCATTGGTTGCACTTTATTTATTGCTCATTGATGTTGCGATAAACCCAGCTGAGGGCTTTCCATTTGTTGTAGAGCGTTTTGAAAATTTTATCGAGCATACAGATCCGGGGATAAGATTCATTCATCTTTGCGCAGTAGTGAAAAACCAATACCCTGAATTTAAATATATAATTGACGATTATGCACCGAAAAAATATTTTGTTATATCCACTTTGCTATGCAAGGCCATTGGCGTTATTGCTCCAATTACATATCTTTGCGAGCTAGAGGCTTGGCGTGAAAACGAGGAAGGTTTGATTGAATTAATGCAGCAAAATGAAAAATTTTCTTTTGAAAATGGTAATTTGCTGGTGAGGTTGCTTTTTGCAAGATTTCTTAGCTTTAATGGTGATAAATTAAGTAACCCAGAATTTTTCTGCTGGCCTGGTGCTTACGTTGCTGGGGGAAGGATGGAGAAAATCCACAGTCATCTATATTTAAAACACCAAGCATTATTCAAAGAAAATGTAAACATGGATATTGGCCCAAGTAAGCTGCCCGGTATTGATGAAAAAAACCTATCGAACACGGCTGGGGATTTTTATATTTATATGGCACTCTTTAACCTATGCCAGCAATGGATTTTAGAGGCAGGGGATTTCAAATATAATTTCGGATGGCTTACTAAAGAACACAGCAGCAAAGAATTAGAGGGTTGGGCTAAGAATGCATTTATTCAAGTGTTTGGTTTTTCACCTGAGGATTTTGATATAGTCATCCCTAATACTGCATCCTAATAGCATAAAAGCCGCTGACATAGCGGCTTAATATTATTAGTGTGTGGGTATTTTATTTTATCCAGACTTTCAATTCACTGGCTGCGCTGTAGTTTTCAGAATTACCCGCTATGTCCACCATGTACGCTGACGCTATTTCCGCTCCGCCTACTTCCAGCATGATTTTACGCATGCCTGCTGCCAGATTGCCCTCACCCGTCAGCAGCAGAAAATCACGCGCCGCACTCGGCATGTAAATAGACGCCGTAACCGGGTTATGCATCTGCTGCGTGTTACCGGCTTTGCGCCAGCGAGGAAGTGCGCGGATCTCGTCATCCCCTAATGTCGGGCTGACTTCCATGATGATCTCTGCGCCATACATGATGATGATTTGCTGAGCCAGTGAGCGGGGTTCTGTCTCACTCAGAAGGTAATCAAGGTGCTGCTGAGCATCGCGCCGGCTGCCGGTCGAAAGCGTATGTGATCTGGAGCCGTTTGCGTATTGAAAGTAGAGCTTATAAGCCATGAGGTTTACCAGTGGTCAAATTCATTCGCGCAATCTACACCATTCGTCTAAAATTTTCCTTAGAATTTAAATAATTCTCTTGCATGTCGATCTACGCAAATTACAAACCGCTTAAATTCACCCTCGTCAAAAGTTCCCTCGCAGCCGCGCCCTGAAAAAAGGGTCTACTTGTGAGTAAAGATATTGCCCCGGCTCGCCTGCGCGAGCAGGACGTTATGCAGCGTGCATCGCGCGTTATGGCTTTCACCGTTGACGCTCAGCGCAACGCAGATGGCTCAATGATTTCTGACCGCCACGATATGTCCGTCAGTATTGGCGTGGCAGCTGGCCGTGATCCGATGTTTGAAGGCGTTGACCCGAAGTTTTGCCGTCTGGTAGGCACCGCGTGGGCGTCAAGCATGATCGAGTACAAAGAGCGTAACGGTCATTACCCACCAGCCGATCAGCTGGCGAACGCCAGCCGCGCGCTTGAAAACCTGATGGTTGAATCAGCAGCTGAAAAGCATGAAGGCAACGGCAAAGCGATGTTTGAGTCCGTGGCTGCTGATATGCGCACTTCTGACGGCGTAATGCGTCAGGCGCAGTTTGCCGCGCTGATCCTGCCTGCGGTGCTGGGCGCTGCCACCAGCGATGCATGTACCTTTGTCCCGTGCGAGCGCGACGAAGCGAAGATTTACGAGCTGATGAACGTGGCCGGTACCAGCTTTGGCACCTTCCAGCAGGGCGATGAAATGCATATGCAGTCTGCGGCGGTTTACTCGCAGATGAAACGCCTGTACCTGTTCCCTGCTGCAGCGCAGCCGGACGGCACCAAGAAAACCTTCACCTTCAGCATTAAGGCGATTGAGAACGCGGATATGCCGATCCGTGCTGGCCGCACCAAGCTGCTGATCAACCGTCGTCCGAGTAAAGTCGATGATACTGACGGCAACCTGTTTTTCTCCGACAAAGACGTTAAAGGCAACCAGTTCCAGGCTACCTGTAAAGTCGATTACGACAAAGGCACCATCGTTGTAACCTTTACCGACGCGCCGGCTAAAGGTACTGAGCTGGCCGCGCAGGTCGAGATCAACGTTGAAAAAGCGCCAGGCCTGATCCCGGTTATCAACCAGTCCATGCGTGAGTTCACCATTAAGCCGTCGCAGTTCGTTATTGCGTCCGAGCACACCGTGATGGCCGCGTCCGATCTGAGTCGTGAATTTGGCATCAGCCTGTCGTCCACGCAGTTCACTGCAATGCGTAACTGGCTGAGCCATGAGCAGGACATGATGCGTCTGCGCACTATGGCATTCCACACCGTTTACGGTCGTGAGTTTGACGTAGCGCTGCCGGAAGGCCAGACCTACGAATCATGGGTAACGCTGCTGAAGCACGCTGTTACGCAGCTGAGCACTGACATGGTGAACCGTACCCGTAAGGCGGGCATCCGTGGCGGCTTTGCGGGTGGCGAGGCGGCAAACTTCCTGAAAAGCCTTCCGGCTAACGTGTTCCAGGCCGATCCAAACTTCGTCCAGTCGCCGTACATTCAGCGCATCGGCACCCTGTTTGGCATCTACCCGATCTACGAAGTGCCGACCGCTATCTGCGATCAGTTCGTGGCCAACGGCGTGGCGCTGAGCAAAGAGGACATTCTGTTTTATGGCCGCGGCGAGTCCATCGGTGATGCTGGCCTGATCGCCGGTGACGCCGTTCCGGCAATCCCGTATGTCCATGAAACCAACCCGTCTCTGGTCAACCGCACCACGCTTTGGGGTTCTTCCCTCAACGAGCTGCACCCGCGCAATGGTGAGAACTACTTCGCCAAGCTGACGCTGACCAATGCGAAAGAAGGCGCGTACGACATGCTGACCGGCAAGAAAATTCAGGGTGAAACCGCACCTGAAACTGCCACCACCGGTACTGCCAGCTAATCCCCTTTAACGCCCCCGTTAAGGGGGCATTTCATGGAAATATCACATGAATAAGATTCCTTTTGCAGTAGGCCAGGCGGCTGGCGTCGGCATAAGCGAAGTCAATGCTGACGCAACGACTTCGGTTACATCCGGCGGCGCGTCCGTCTTTGCAGGCCTGGTCATTTCCCGCCGCGGTAAAATCGGCTCCGTGCTGCGCGTTACGGCTGACAATTTTCAGGCGGTGCTGGGCGCGGCGATTCACCCGCGCAGTGGCGCGGCCTTTGAACCTCTGCGCCACGTTGCAACGGCGGTAAATGGCGGCGACGGTTATGTGGTACGCGTGCCAGCGCCGGGAATGAAGATCCCTGCTCTGACCCTGACTGCTGATACCACCATGCAGGAGCTGAGCGTGGTTGCCACCAACTTCGCGCCGGGAACCGACCCGGTTCTGGCGGCTGGCGCTGCGGCCATGATTTACATCGAGGATGGCGACGCCTCTGCAGACCGCACGCTAAGCATGGAGGCGGATAAAACCGCTCCGGGCTTCTACATCCTGACGCTGAAGCAGGTTGATGCGGCTGGCGGTGAAACGCAGCTGGAGTCACACCAGATCTCCTTTAATCCGGACGCCACCAGCGACATGGGATCACCGGCGTTTCTGCCGACCGCGCTGGAAAACGGCTCTACCCGCCTGCGCGCTGTTGTGGCTGACGACGTTGAAACGCAGATGCTGCAGATCACCGAAGGCTTCGATGATATGCAGTTCAGCGGCGGTACCGACGGCGATCTGTCTGCTATCGCAACGGCGGATTACACCAAAGCGCTGACCGTGCTGCGCAAATCAATGTTTACCTGGACCGCAGTGCTGTCACTGGGCTGCTATGACCCCACTATCCTCGCCGCGCTGGTGAAGCTGGCCGAAGATACCCGTACCGATATGTTTTACGACATCCACGGGGCGCAGCTGTCAGCCGCCGCTATTGCCGAAGCGCAGAGCCATAGTTTCGGCGGTTCGCATCAGGCGGCGCGTTACTACTGGCCGTACACCGCACGCGATGCATTTACCGGCACTAACGTCAGCTGGGGGATCTCCTGCGATGCGTTTGTGGCGAAAGCGAAAGGCGTTGCGCTGGTCTCTGACGTCGGCGGCTGGCACTACGCGCCGGCAGGCGTGTCACGCGCCATTATCGGACGCCAGAACATCAAGCCGATTCCAGGCCTGGATGAAATCGACCGCGAAGCCTTTGTGAATGCGCGTATTAACCCGGTCAGCCTGGATAAGAACGGGAATATGTACATTGATGATTCCCTGACCACCTTCGCTAAAAACAACTACCTGCGCCTGCAGCACATCAGTTCACTGATGAATGCGATCGCGCGCAGTTTTTACGACGTGGCGGAAGCGCTTAAGCATGAGCCGGACGGTATCACCTTCAAAGGCCTCACTGATGGCCTGAAAGACGTTCTGGAGCGCTTCGTTGCCGCGGAGGCGCTGGTTAAGCCGCGTGACGCCACGCAGGGTACCGAGCCGTTTGTCATCGCCGTTGTGCAGAAAGATATCGACCTGTGGGAAGCCACCTGGTCTGTCTGCCCTACCGGTTCTTCACGCCGCATCGTCGGTAAGCCAACCCTGCTCCGCTAACAGAGGAAATTATGAACAACATTTTTAACCACAAGTCTAATGGCCTCCTGGGCGCGGCGTTTGCCGCGCCGGCAGCAGAGCCCGCTAAACCGGACTTTATGGCGGAAGGCGTCAATGACGGCAACGCGGCAGAGTCGCGCGTCATTGCGATGTTTGAAGCCGTGGAGCGCCGCGCCGGTGAGGATGCCCGCTCTGTTGCCGCGTCACTGCTGGCGGGCTGGATTGCCGACGGTGAAGCCGACGCTGATAGCTTTGAAGCGCTGGCGCTGGTGCTGGCCGGTCTGGATGGCATTGCAGAGGACGACGATCTGACTGATGACCAGGTGGATCAGTTTAACGACGCGCTGGGCCAGCTGGCCAACGCCGCCGTTGCCCTGGGTGCGGATCAGGATGACGTCACCAGCATGATCGACGACGACGACGACAGCGCCGCTGAGAGCGTTTTCGAGGCGCTTTCCGGCCTGAGCGACGACGACGAAGCCATTGCTGACTACACCGTTGCCGGCGGCAAAGGTGGCGAAGCCATGCTTGAGTCAGCCACGTTCAAAGCCGTGCGCGATGGCGTGGTAACGCTTATCCGTAAGCGTCCGAAAAAGCGCCGCATGACGTCTCTGCAGAAGCAGGCGCTCAAAAAAGCCCGCATGAAGGCGCATAGCTCAATGGCGAATGCGCACCGTAAGAAGTCGATGAAGCTGCGCAAAAAGCGCGGTCTGTAAGGGATAGCCGCCGGTTAACGCCGGCGGCAATGAGGATAGTGCGATGATCTGCGGTGCAATCATGCCGGACGGGGTAAGCCCATTCCTGAAGCTCTACATCACGTCTCAGACGGCGATGGTCGTGGGCTATATCGGGGAAGGGTCGAGCGCCAGTCTCGAATCCATGTGGGAATCCCCTTTTGCCAATGACTCGCTTGGCGGCGTGGCCGGCGCGGTCAGCACGGCAGCGGGCAAGCTGGCGAGCGGCGCGCAGGCGGCAACCGGGAATACCTCAAAGTCGGAATTTAACTCCCTGCTTATCTGGGAAGGCCAGCAGCCGCCAGAGTTCAGCATCGTGGTAGACCTGATGGCCACCGTGAACGCGAAGATCGAAGTAATGGACGCAATCATGGCGCTGCAGCAGATGGCTTCGCCTGAACTGAATGCCGCCCTCCCCGGCGGTCGCCGTCCTCTCCCCGTCATTCTGGATATCGGGCGCCGCCTGAAGATCATGGACGTTGTGATCAAAAGCGTCAGCTACCAGCTGGACGCGCCCCGCACCGCTGAGGGGTATTACACGCACAACACCGTCACGCTGCAGTGCTCCGGCCAGAGCGTCCAGAACCAGTCTGATATTCCATTTATGTTTATCTGAGGAACAATTTATGTCCGGCTTTTCCAACACAAAACCCGACGTGGCATTTCTGAAAAAGCGCTTTAACCAGAACCTTGCCGCCGGTGAAAAACTTATCGGCTCCGAGTACTGGATGACCGTTAAGGGCTACCCGAACCTGTCTATTCTGATCCGCACAACTCAGTTGCCTGAAATGGCGCGCGAGGACGTTGAGGACGTTGCGCCAGGCGGCATGAAGTTTAACCAGCACGGCGTACTGAAAAACTCTGGCGAGTTCCAGATGACCTGCGTTGAAACCATTAAGGGCGACGTCTTTGCAGCCGTCCGCAAGATGGTGCTCAACAAAGAGTATCTGGATCTCACCTTTGCCGCCGCCGCCGAGTCAAACAGCGGCGCTGACGCTGGCCTGACGCGCAACTACCTGCACTGCAAAATCTACTCAGATGCCGTGGACTTTGGCTCTGAGGACACGACTGCAGCCGTCAAGCTGCCGCTGCGCGTAGTGTATAACTGGGCTGAATAATCATGACGCCGGCCGAACTGCTTGAAGCCGTAAAAGCGCGCTTCACGACGCTGCTGGTGGACGAGGCGCCGCTGCTGCAAAGCCTTCTCCGCCAGGCACTGGGCGTCTATCAGGATCGGGCCGGCGTAACCGGTCGCACACGCATTGAAAAAACGGGGGGCGCAAGCCTCCCGTTTCCGTCTGATTACCTCTCGCTGGTAAACGTGAACGATTTCAATGGCGCGCTGGTATACGCCGATCCCTGGGAATCCACCATTGAACTAGAGCTGACTGGCCGCGAAAAATGGCCGCTCACCCTGCTCTACTTTCGCAATATCCGCGACTGCGATTATGACGCGGTGACGCTGCCGCCGGACATTACCGGGCTGATTGAAGATTACCTTGAAGCGCTGATCGCCATTCCCAACGTCGAGCGCCTGCGCCGGCTGCACATCGCCGGAAAGTTTGATGCCTCATTTCTGCCGGATGAAGCCACGCTGCACCAGCGCAAAGCCGACCTGGAAGCGCAGATCTCCGCTAACCGGGCGATCATCCCCGCTATGAGTTCCTGGTAAGGAGACAGCATGAGCTTTTTTGACGGGCTGGCCGGGAACATTAAAGGCCTGGCCTCCAGTACGGCCAAACAGGCTGGCAGCAGCCTGATATCCAACATTCTGGCGCGTGCCTCCTCAAACATGAGCGGCGGCGGCGCGTCTTATGCAGGCCTGCCGCCTGAGCTCTCCAGTGCCAAAGCCATTCTGGAAATGGCGATGCGCATTCGCTACGCGCAGGGCTGGCAGTGGAATATTGAAATAGACGGCTTCTCGCGCGTGGATATGTACGTGAAAGATCTCACCTACAGCGCCAACAACGTTGAGACCGAAAGCAAACTGATTGGCGGCGTGGAGTTCGTGAAGCCCACGCACGTTACGGCGGGCTCCATCACCATGACGCTCCGCGATAACGAGAGCGGCGAGCTGCTGCAGAAATTCAAGGAGAAGCGGGCGCGCATATCCAACGGAGACGGCACCTTTAACCTCCCTCCTGCCTACCTGTTAAACACCCGGATTTACCGGGTGACGCAGGATGGTCAGGCCTCACTGGAAGAGGAAATGAAGGGTTTCATTACCACGGTTGGCGAGATCTCCCGCGCGCGCGATGCCGTGGGCGAGTTTGCCACCTTCCCTGTGACTTTTGTGAAGTACACCAGTGCCGGCGGCGCATTAAACGGATTGGTAAAAGGATTAACCGGGGGAATTACAAACCAGGTTCAATCGTCCGCATCAAACCTCATTAAATTCTGAAGGACACTGCCGTGAATATTCCCCCGCTTCCCCTGGCCTCGCGTCCCGGTACCGAAATTCAGTTTCGCCAGCCGGTCATGAAAGACGCGCTCAAATACAGCACGCCGGATGAAATCGGTGACGAACGCCGCGTCACTGAATACCTCAACCACCTGCAGGAAGGACCGCTAAACGACAGCCGCGACTGGACTGCGCAGGAACGGCGCACCGCGCTCTGGTGGATCATGATTAACAGCCGCGCAGATAACCTTGAGGCGTTTCACTACACCTGTGAACACTGCAACGAAGTGCATACCTACGACTTTGACCTGTCAGACCTGGCGGAAACCGTCGAGCTGCTGACCATTGAGCCATTTGAGCGCGTGAGCGTGCCGGTCAACGGCGTGGCAACCAACTGGACGTTAAAGCCGCTTACCGGGCGCGGCCAGGAGATGCTGGAGCGCATGCGCGTGAGCCTGCCGGATGCCGACACGCCGGAATATGAGGCGGCGCTGGTGCGCATGCGCATTGCTGAGTTCGCACTCTGTACCGCACTGGATGACGATCCGGAAGATTTTGAAGCTGCCGCAAACCGTCGATTCGACATTATGGAAAACATGGTTCCTGATCTGGAGTTTGCGCCGCTGGTGGCGCATATCCAGCTGATGCAGAGAAACCTGCGTCACGGGCTACGCATGCAAATTACACAGGGTCAGGTACGCCTGCTGCTTCCGCCAACACCATGTGAAAAGGAGGACATGCAGATGAATACCACTCAACTGTTTATTCCCTTTCGCTCTGGATTATTTATTCCGAAATTTTCAACTCAGTGGATGGCTAACCATCATTGACAACCTGACGCTGGTCGCGCGCCAGCCTGTCGGAGATGTGGACAATTTACCATTGTGGCGAGCTATCCAGATGAACAACACGCTTATTGAGCAACTTAAAAGAACACAATACAGGGCTGAACTATGAATCTTCAAAGTCAGGCTCGGATAATAGACGCCATTCAGGACGCCAGCGAAGCTGAATTAAAGCAACTGACACTTATCCGCAAAGCGCTTACTGGAGATTCAAAACCTGATAAAGCCAGCAACAGCAATGGTTCAGGCCTCACAGTCAGACGCTCTGTTACCGGACGCACTCGCGCTTCAGAAGATGCGGATAAGCGCTCTGAAAAAAGCACTAATGTGATTAAAAAAGAGCACAGTAAAAGCGATAAAAAGACACAATCGAAAAAAGAACAAGTAAAAGTCACAGAAGAGGCAAAAAAAAGCACACAAGAACCTCAAAAAAAGCACTCAGGAAATCAAAATAAGTCACAACTAAAGCAGGAAAGCATCACAACAGAAAACCCGCGTAGGGACGCAAGCGGGCGCTTCAAATCGCGTACTGAATCAGGCGATGCATCGGCTGCGCAGCAGGAAAAAAATGCCCGTCGCGCCGAACAGCAGCAGCAGCAGGGCTTCTATCGATCGCTTACCAGCATGATGAAATCTGCTACTGAAGCAAACAGCGATGCCATGTCATCAGGGACAGACATTGCCGGTACCGCCGCAGGGGGGCCGCTCTGGATGATGGGTAAAGGCATGTACGACATTTCCGCCGAAGTCGGTAAAAACGTCGTCTCGCTAAAAAACTTCATGCAGGGAAAAACCGAAGGCAACGCCGCGCTGAAAATAGAACCGCCGGTGACGCACCCGCCAGTTACTGCAGCAGCGAAGCAGCCGCCGGCCGTCGGCAAGCCAAAATCAGCTGATGGCTATAAGAGCGCGCAGCAGGCAAAGGCCGTACAGGTCACGCAGGAGCAGACCAAAATACTCGCCGCCAATGACGATCGTATCATCAGCGGGCTGGACGACGTGCGCGACGAAATTAAAAAGCTCGCGCATGCGTCGGACGGCAAAGATGGCGGGCTGCTGGACTCGCTCATACCCGGCAGGCGTAAACGACGCTCCCGCGGGCGAAAGCGCGGTGCGCTTACTGCCGCTGCAGGGGCGCTTGATACCGCAGGCGATCTGCTGCCGGATGGCAAGAAAAAACCTCATGGGGAAAAACCCCGGCCTGAGCCGAAAAAGAAAAGCCTGCTGACAAAGGCAATGGAAGCCCTGAAAGGCGGCAAAAAAGCAGCAACCGTTGCCGGCGCTGGCGCTGCAGCAGCAACAGCGGCCACCGGCGCAACAGTGCTCGCCAGTACGAAAGCAGCAGGAGAGACCGCCGCAAAGGAAGGGACTAAAGCCGCGACAGACACTGCCGGGAAGGTTGTGGCCAAAGAGGGCATTGCCGTATCTGAGAAAGCCGCTGCCGCCGCCGCTGAGCAAACCGCTGAGAAAGGTGGCCTCAAAGTGGCCGGGAAGGTCGCCGGAGAAACCGCGCTGAAAGCGATCCCGCTGGTGGGTACCGCAATAGGTGCGGGAATGGACGCCTACGAAGGCTTTCATGATACCGACGGCCAGAAAAAGGCGTTTGGCCTGAAAGAGAATCAGGCTGTCAGTGGCAGACAGAAAGGCGAATACACCGCTGCCAACGTGCTGAACATGGGCGGGCTGCTGTCAGGCGGCGCCGGGTTGCTGGCGAAAGGCGCGAGTGCGCTGGGTATGGATGGCGCGGCTAAGGCGCTGACGTTTGACACCGGGGATATCGCTAAAGGACTGGACTCAGGGCTGAGCAAGGTAGGTGACGTGTTCACCTCTTTTTCCACCAGCGCCGTCAGCGCTTATGACAAGCTCACCGGCACCAGCGCTGAGCAGACGAAAGCGATCACGGACGGAACCGAAAAAACCGTTACGGCGATCAACCGGCTGGGCTCACAGCTGCAGGGTGGAACATGGGGTGAGGATGGCGTAGGTGCGCAGGGTAAAAGCACGGCTGACTATGCCGACGTGGCGAAAAACAGCATCGGCGCGGATCTCAATATTGGTGGCGCAAACGCGAAAACCCGATCTTTCCGCAATAACAATTTTGGCAACCTGAATTTTGTCGGGCAGGAGGGCGCAAGTCTGGAGGCGAAGAACGCCAAAGGCGAGGCGCGCTTTGCGAAATTCAACACGCCGGAGGAAGGTTTCAGGGCGCTGGCCAACCAGCTCACCAGCTATTCCGAAGGTACCTCTAAAGCTGCCGGTTATAAGAAGCTCAATACCGTTGAGGACATTATCAAGCTGTATGCCCCGCAGAGTGAAAATGACACGTCGAACTACGTCGATTCACTCTCTAAAAAGCTGGGCGTGAAAAGCAATCAGCAGCTTGACCTCAAAGATCCCAAAGTCATGACGCAGATGATGCGCGGTATCGCCACCATAGAGGGCGGCAACCCGCAGGTGACGAATGACTTCATGATGAATGCCATTGGCCACAACGAAAACGGCAAGTGGGTAGGGGGCAAATTCAGTGATGAATCCCTGAAGTCGGTAAACGAAGCGCGGAGAAAGCAGGGGCTGGCACCCGTTGCCGCCGATTCGCTTTATTCGGCCGGCGACAAGGTAAAAGTAACGCCTGGTGCAGTGGCACCCGCTGCCGCACCGGTCCAGGCGGCACCTGCCGTCGTAGTAAATGCGCCTGCTGCACCAACCGGCTCACAGGTTGCAGCAGCCACCGCGAAATCTGACAAAGACAAACCTGCCACGGGCTTAACCGACAAAATCAAACAGGGTGCGTCGTCCGCCTGGGGCGGCGTGAAAGGCCTCAACCAATGGGCTGACGGCAAGTTACAGGGCGCAGCAGAATCACTGGGCGTGGAAGGGCTGTCCCGTAACCGTCCAACCAGCGGGCTTTCGCTGCCTGCCGGCGATTCGCTCCCGGCTGGCTTGCAGATGGCGGCGCTTTCACCGGGCCAGATTGCTACCCGCTCACGTCCTGTCGCTACGTCAGGCGCATCGTTTGGCCGCGCCCGCGTCCGTCCGAACTCTGCCACGTCTGGCAGTGTTGTTAATGCGGCGAAAGAGCAGGTCATCAACAGGGCTATGGAGGCTGATAGCGCGCCAGCGCAGTCTGCAGCAGAAGCCGGATTTTTTGATCGCATGATGGGTGGTGCGATGGACGGCGTGAAAGCCGTTGGCTCTGCCGTCATGCCTGCCCTGGGCGACACTTTCAGCCAGACGCTGGGGGGCTTCAGCGGTAACGACATGATAAGCGGCGTGCTGGGTCAGGCGGGCATATCCGATCCGGGGATTTTCAGGGCCGTGTCACCGCTCACCAGCAAAGCGGGCGGTTTTCTGGACAGCGGCATAGAGTCGCTGGCCAGCGCCGGCCAGTCATTTTTTGCAGGCGGCAGCGCATCCCTGGCACGTTCCGCACCGCAGCAGCCGCTGCTGAGTCACCCGGCACAAATCCCGAACGTCACTGATTTAGGCGCCAGCGGGATGCGTCCGATGATGAAGGGCGACAGCGCCGGTCAGGATTCGGACATGCTCAAAGAGCTGAAAGCCATGCGCACGCAGCTGGAGGCGCTGCTGGGCGTCACCAAGAAAAAAGGCGAAGAAGCACCGGACAAAGTGGTGAATACCGCGCAGCCGGCGCCGCGCCAGTCGTCGTCGCTGAGCATCAGCGATCCGGCGCTCAACGAATTACTGAGGGACTAACGCATGCAAAACGAAATTGACTGCCTGATGCGCGTGGATCAGGGCGGCGTCGTGCTGAAAGAGGGTGATTCTCAGGCGTGGCTTGCCCGCCTTGAGGAGTGGCTGAGAACCCCGCAGGGCAGCGTCTATGGCCTGCCTGGCTGGGGTAACACCATGCAGGACTACAAACATGAGCCTGTCGGATCTGAGACCGGCCATTTAACCGAAGTCGCCATAGAAGCGGCGCTGCTGCGCAAGCTGCGTATTGATCTGCCGGCGCTGGGGTTGCGCGCTATCCGCTGCGCCCCGGAGAACGTTGATACCTGGCAAATCACATTCGTCACATCAAACGGCGCGCTGGCCGTGTCCATGAATAAAAGTTAACCGGGGAATATTGTGAACATTCAGGCATTACAGGACAAATTTAACGGGCTGCTGCAGAGCAACAGCTGGTGGAGAAAGTTTACTAACAGCCAGTTCATTCAGATGATGGCCGTGTTTGGCGCGCAGATCATTTATGCCGCGCAGAGCACCGCCGAACGCGGGCTGACTGAGGGTTTTATCTCTACTGCAACGAAGCGATCGAGCATTCTGGCCGCAGCCGAAGATCGTAACTACATTGGCCACTTAATCACGCCGTCCTGGGGCAGCGTGAAGATCACCAATAAAACGGATCAGGACATTCAGCTACCGATTTACGCAGAGTTTCTGTCGCTGGCGCAGCTGCCCTACGTCACAACCGACGTGATTTATATCCCCGCAGGTAAAAGCGTGACTGTGAATGACGTACGCCAGATGGAGTACGTCAACGTGTCCACCACAATTGAGGCTGAGTCGGCGTTTTATACGGTTATGCTGCCGCGCGACATTACCGAGGAGGCCGTTTCACTCGACGTTTTTGTAACGGAAAACGAGAACAAAACCCTGTGGGAAAATAACCCGCTGTTTCGCCTGTCGCGCGGCACCAGTAAGCATTACGTGATGGTCTATAAGCCTTCGGAGCAGCTGGGCGTGCGCTTTGGCGATGGCGCAATTGGTAAAATGCCGGAAACGGGCAGCAAGGTCGATCTGGACGTGTGGTGCAGCCGGGGTGACACCACGCTGACGCAGGGCCAGAAGCTGACGCCGGCGGGCAACATTGCCGATATGAGCAGCAAAATCGAAGTAGTGACTATGACGCCGATCACCGGTGGCAGCGGTTTTGAATCAACCGAGGAGACCCGCAACCGGGCGCAGTACTACGTTGCCTATGATGAACAGGTTGTGTGGGGCGGCGATTACAAATACTTCCTGAATCGCAAAGTGCCGGGTATGTCGTGGATCAGCGCCTGGGGCGAAAAGGAGCAGGAGCAGTCAACCGGCGTTAAATCACTCTCCAACATCAACACAATTTTCTTTTGCGGCCACAAGCCGGGGTATACGCAGGCAGAGCTCGAAGAACTGCTTATGACCGCCGTTCTGTCTGTACCCAATGAGCTAAATAAAACCTTCCGCTACGTGCGCACGCAGGAGGAGCCGTTTACGGTAAGCGTCAGCGCCGTGGCGAAGAAGAACGTCATTATCTCCGATGCGAAAGACGAGGTGCAGAAACTGCTGGAGGCACAATTCGGGCGCGATGCGACTACCTTTGGCGACAGCTATCAGAGTGACGTTGCCGCCGGCAAACAATTTGCGCAGGTGCAGGTAAAAGACCTGTGGCGCGTCATTGAGGAGCTTGATCTGTTTATCTCCTACGACGTGCAGACGCACGATCTGAAAACCGCCGTCCAGCTGAATGACTTTATCTATCTCGACGTTGCTAATTCCACCTTTGACATCAATTATCTCTGAGGCCAAGCCATGATCAGAAACTGGGTAAAAGACCGGCTCACAAAAGAGAAAAGCACGTCAGAGCTGTGGTCGGGCTTCGCAAATATCCTGCAGTCAGTATTTGAGCAGGCGGTAGAACCGACGCTTGAGCGCATCACCAATCGCAAAAGCTATTTCACGATGAACAAAGACGATCTGACGCTGCGCATGAGCGAGTATGGCCGCTTTTTTGTCGTGGCGGAAACCACGGACACCAGCAGGCCGGTACTGCTGGCGCAGCGCCTGGATGAAGTGCATTTTAAGGGGACCGATAAGCCGATCACGTCAACGTTCTGGCGCGAGTTCGATAACCTGCCCGTGACCTGGCAACCGCTCTATGCGCCGGTGGATCAGGAGAAAGCACCTTACGGCTCATTCTTCACCACAAAAGAGGGCGTGGAGGTCGCGCAGGAGCAATATGGCGAGTTCTTTCTGACGTCTCGCGCCCAAATTTCGGTGGCGCTTAACGAATTGTACGAGCGCTATGGCTACGTGGAACAGACGGAGGCGGTTAACAAACTGCTGAGCCAGTTTGACCAGATCATTGAGCCGCTGCTGCCGCTGCATATTGTGTTTGACGGCGTGGCACTGTTTATCTCGTTTGAGCTTACCGCTGATTCAGAGCGCGTGCGGCTGATTAGTGCCGGTATCGACTACCGGGCCAAAATGTCCTACGCCGATCTACAATCGGAAATAAAGACGCTGCACATGACGTCACAGCAGCTGCATGTCATGTCTCCTGAGCCCGTCAGAGAAGCGCGCTACGTTAAGCGCTATGACGCGCTACCTGCTGATGCCTGGTGGAACGACTACCAGAACAAACCGGACGCCGCTCCGGCGCCGGTTGTTATTGCCAGCGCCGGCGATGACAGCCGCGCCCGGTTATTTACGGAGGAAGGCGTGGAGTACATCGCTATCCTGAAGGGTGACTATCAGGGCATTACGGTCACGCGTGACGACGGCAGCAGTAAAACAATGGCGTTTCCCTTCGATGGGACGCCGGAGTTTACTCTGGCGCTACCCACGGACGGCAGCGGCACCAGCACGGTTACAATGCTTTTTTACGAGCAATTTGTCTCATAGTTGACCTGCGGATTTTACAAACTCCTTACCCTCTGGCCTCTTAACTCTGAGAGGCTTTTTTATGGCTGATACCATCTCCGTCAGCAGCAAGCTGTTTAAGGCGAAGCTGCTGGACTACTACTACATCCGTCGCGCTGAATCATCCATCGGCAAGGGAAACCGCTTCCAAATGGCGAAAGCCTACTGGGGCAAGTCTGCGCTGGTCACCAGTAATGCTGCCGGCGGCTGGAACATTGCAGATATTCCCTCCACCTTCAGCAATGCCAACCTGTCCGGCAAGTTTACTGAGACGCCGCTGATCCTCACCAGCTCCGGCGCGGAAATCTCTGTCTCTATTCAGCTTAACGAGTCAGCGCTGGCCGCTGATAAAGCCTATGACCTTAATACGCTGACGCTGGTGGATGGAGACGGCAACGCCTTTGCCGTGCTCTGTCTGCAGCAGGACACGGTATTTCGCGGCAAGGCCTATAACCTGCTGGTTACCATTGAACAGAAAACGGCGTAACGCACATGACTGATAACGAAATTACCGACGTAGGCGTTATGTCCGGCATTCCGTATGGTACCGCGCCGCTGTCAGCTGATATGCAGTATCTGGAGACCTACACCAGTTCCGCGCTTAACCGGAAATTAAAAGGGATCGTGCGTCCCGGCTTCTACCTGGGTTTTTCCCCGGTAGCCGGTACCGGGCTAAGCGTCGTTGTCACTTCAAAGGGCGCTGACGGCGGGCAGGGTTCGGCTTCTATTGACGTTAACGCTCACCAGGTAACGGTGCAGCACCTGGCCGATCTGTCGCTGCCGGTAGTGGCGGGCAAGACCACGCGCATTGTGCTGGAGGCGAACTACAAAGTTGGCGTGGTGACAGAGCAGGTTAACCGCGATTCCGCCGTTAAGGCCGCGCGCGTCTTTGCGCAGGATCTGTCGGTTGCGCTGGCACCGAACCAGCTGGAGCTTTGCCGCGTGCTTGTGCCAACCGGCACCACGCAGGTGACGCAGGCGATGATCGTCACGAACTACCGCATCAACCGGCAGGTAGGTATTACGCTGGACTCCATACTCACCAGCGATGATGAACTGATTGCAGCTAACCTGAAGGGGCTGAAAATCCTGAAGGGCATGATCGATAATAACATGGTCATCGCTAACAATGGTTCAGACATCGAGGATAAGGCGCTCTTTCGTCAGAACATTGAGCTCGACCAGGTAACCAATGACAAGCAGCTGAAGGCCTCTGAAAACCTGGGAGATCTGCCAAACGTTCCGGAAGCCCGCAAGCATCTTGGGCTCGGTACCGCCGCGCTGGCGAACGTCCAGGAAACCTCGATTGATATGACGGCCGGCGCTCTGATGGCCGTAGGGGCGTTTGGCCTGGGCGGAACGTCTGCTGTATTAAACAGCAAAATTACGTCGCTGGCTGACGTGACTGTAACCGGAAAGAACGCCTTCTGGACGCTGAGCGGCAGCTTTACAGACGGTCCGGTTGAGCTTGGTAAAGCGCCACTGGCACTGAGCGGCCAGCTAATCAACGTTCGCCGTTTGTATGATGCCGGCGCGTCGCTGGTGCAGCTGCTGGTCGCGCAAAACGGCACGGTGTATATCCGCACCGCGGGCGGTGGTAATGGCTCCTGGGCATGGCATGGCCTGAGCAGTGGCGCTGATGCAAACGGCTGGCGTAAACAGATGGACACGGCCAGTATGACGCTGACCGATCTGCTGAACCTGGGCGCTGCGAGAGCGGGCTGGAACAACGACATTACCAGCCTGAACAGCCTGACCGATATCAATACACCGAAAGTGAAATTCGCAAAGAATCTGGAGGTTAATTCACAGATTCAGGCCGGGTTCCGTATTGGCGTGATCCGCTCTGAGCCGTCAACGCCTGTCATGACGTTTGTGCGCACCGATCAGCCGGAAGATACGCCGACGGCGTATGACACCGACGTGATGAACATCTTCGGGCGGCTGGCGTCCACGACGACCGATACCTGGGGCGGCAGAGTGCTCGGCAGTATTACTATCACGAACATGACACACGGCGGCGGGCAGCTTGCGCTCGATGCGCGCGCGCGCTCTGGCGCGACCACAGCGCGCTTTGCCCTCAACAGTGGCGACGGTACCGCCACGCTGCAGGGGTCCGGCGGACTTTCATTAGTCGGCGGCGGCGGTCTGCGTTCTGATGGGGCAGGCCTCTTTTCAGCTGATCAGGTTGCGCTGCAGCTGAAGCCCTCAACCAAAGATAAAGCCTATTATCTTCGCGGACGGAAGTCAGACGACACGCTGCACTGGTATTTAGGCCAGTCAGTCGATAACACCGATACCGTGACCTGGGGCAATTCGATACCCAATACATGGATCAGCCTCTCTGCCGACGGCACGGGCGATATCAACGTCTCGACAATGAAGTTTCGCGGCGGAGCTTCAGTCGCCGGTAGCCTGACTGTTGCGGCCGGCGCTGACTTTACCGGGCCGGTGACCGTCCTGGCGAAAGGCTCAACTGCCATTGGCGATCTTACCGGTGCGGCGATGGTGGTGAACGGCAGTAATGGTGACGGCAGCCAAGGCATCACCGTTAACAGCTTTTCGCCTGCGCTGGCGCTCATTGATCGCACTACAAATAACCCGTCATATCGCTGGCGAACCTACGGCACTAACCTGCTGCTGGAAGCAGATAACCGGGATAACGGGAAAACGTGGAGTAAGTATTGTGCTGCTTTTGGTTCCAGAGGCCAGCTTTCTGTCGGCCTGGGGGCTGGCGCGTCCGCTTCCCGGCTGCTGACGCTGGGTAACGGTCTCGCCGGCAATGGCAACCTGACTGGCACGACGCAGCTGGTGGCTATGGCGTATGCGAATATTGGCGCAGACGCGACAGAGCGCGCGCTGGGCTTTGGCGCTGAGTTAACGTTTGGCGATGGGAAAACAGCGCATACTTTGAATGACGCGGTGGAGTTTTGGGCGAACTCCGGCACCGTCAACAGCACCACGAAGATCAGCAATTTTTCCTCGTTCCGCGCCTACGATAAAACTAGCGAGAACATTCTGTCAGCTGCCGCTTTTGACGGGCGTCTGAATGCGCGCCCCGGCGTGAACCGATGGAACCTGTACCTGCAGGGAACCGCGCCAAACTATTTGCGTGGCCAGACAATCATCGGCAGCACAGACACCAGCCTTCCGGATAGCGATATCGGTCTTGTGGTACGCAGCAGCGCACTTTTTACAGGGCCGGTTCAGTTCAGCAGTGAGCTAACAGTCAAAGCGCCAGGAATAACGTCATTGCTCAATTTCGGGTGTGCAGCGAATGATGTTTATATGGGGAATGCGACTACCAAAAAGTTTCTCCGGTTAGTAAACGATGGTTCTTTGCAGTATGACAATCAGCGCGTTTATCACGAAGGATATAAACCCACGTTAGAAGCGCTGAACCTTCCTGCTGGCATACCTTTCCCGTGGCCATCTGATGAAATCCCCTACGGCTGGCTACTCTGCAATGGCGCAAAATTCAGTGCGTCAGATTATCCAGAACTGGCAAGAGCCTACCCGAACCTGACACTACCTGATTTGCGCGGCGAATTTATCCGTGGTGCGGATAACGGGCGTGGCGTGGACAACGGACGTCAGGTTATGAGCTGGCAGGCCGCAACACTTGTTGAAAACTGGGGACTGGCAAAGCGAACCGATGGTAACTACACCCTTGTCACGCGTCCAGAATCAACAGTCCAGAATACAGGTTATTCCAACTACTACACACAGGACTATGACGCCAGAGAATCGATGGCCTCAACGTCTGCGCATTATCCAGGAATCACGCTTACGCCTACAGGACTGGGTGCGGGTACGGGCTTCAGGGTGAGGCCGCGAAACATAGCATTTAACTACATTGTGAGAGCTGCTTAATGAAGAAGGTTACGTTTAAAAACGGGCTCGCCACAGCGGATGGCGTGGTGACTGCCTATAATGCGCACCCGTCTACCGGGCTGTTTGCGGGCTCGACAACAGAGAAGGTAACAAAAGGCGTTGGCCTGCCCGCCTTCTGCACTATTCAGGCTCCGCCAGCCATCCTTCCGGACGAGCTGAAGATCGCCCGCTTCAGCGGCGATGGCTGGGAAATCATTGACGATTTTCGTGGCCTGAAGGCTTATCAGAAGAGTACCCGTTATGTCCTGGAAGTTACCGAAGTCGGCCCGCTTGATGATTCCATGACGCTTGAGGCACCGGCGACAGAGCACGATGTATGGTCTGGCAGCGCCTGGGTAACTGACAGCGTTGCGGCAGAATCTGCAGCACGCGAGGCGGCTGAAAAGCTGCGTGCTGATAAGCTGGCAGAGGTACACAGCGCGACGCAGTTATGGCAGACGCAGCTACTGCTGAACATGATCAGCGACGCAAGCAAAGCGAAATTGATTGAGTGGATGGCCTACGCCGAACTGCTGCAGAATATCGACATATCAGCCGGAGCTGCCGTAGCCTGGCCGGACAAGCCCTCAGTTTGATAGCCGAATTACACGTCACACCTAAAAACAGCGCCTCCGGGCGCTGTTTTTCTTTACCTCTCTAAATTACAGACTGCTTACCCTCTCGCCACCTGATAACCAGGTACCAAAGGGGGGTATGTGACCGATGTAGAAAAAATGCTCGCGGTTTCGCTTCTCCTGTCCCTGCTGAGTGGCACAGGCGTTTTCCTGCTGGGAGTGCGCGAATACCGGATCAAACCGAACGTATTCAACTTTGTCACTGAGCTGGTGCTGGCGCTAATTACCGGCCTCACGGCCTACTTTTTTGCGCGGCAGCAGGGACTGGATGAAATCGTGATTTATCTCGCCGTATTAGTGGCGAGCAACAACTGGCGTGAACTTTCAACTGTATTCAAAGAACGACTCATTGCGGCAATAAACGGCGTGCTTGGGTCAAAAGGAGGCTCCGGCCAATGATTGATTATCAGAACCTGTTTATTGCTGCGATGGCTGCAGCAATGGTGACGGATCGCTGCGTATTTGCCCGTAAAAAGGTGGAGTTGCTGGGGTGCGGTACCGCCGTTGCGCGTGATAACGCGCTGGCGTTTCCGGTCCGGCTTAACATTGCCTGCGCCGGCAAGCTGGCGGGCGCAAAAATTGAGTACTGGCTGCGCGACAGCAACGATCCGACGGTGGTTATTTCCGGCAAGCAGCGCACGCTCGACCTCTCGCCCAAAGGCGTGAGCGAGGAGTTTCTGCTGATCGACACGCGTTACCTTGAACCGGGTGAATGGCTGCTTACCGTGCGCGTGACGCACGGCAACAGCCGCCTGAATCCGCTTTACCGGATCTTCCCGCTGCAGGACACCATTTCCAGAAAGTACCAGCTGAGCAAGTCAGAGCAGGGGGTATTCAGTGTCGAATCCTAAAGGTTACGTGCTGCTGAATTTTGACGAACTCAACGATAAGGGCCTGGCGAAGCTGAAGAAGGCGATCGCCACCGGCGGCTATGAGATTGCCAAAGTCACCGCCGCCGGCACCGCACGCAGGAAAGACGGCGTACCGACCAAAACTTTCAGCCTCACTGGCATGGACGAGCAGGTTATGACCGTGCAGGTCAACGACAGCGGCGACATTTCCGGCCTGAAGCTGAACGGGAAAAACGTGCCGTTTACCCACGTCACCACGATCCCTGAGCTCGGGCGCCAGCTGGCCACGCTATTCAGCAAAGGCTCAACGGCTTTTCAGAAAGCCCTGGCGCGCAGGATGGCGCGCGCTGCTGCCACCAGCGATGACACGGCGCAGCCCAAACGCGGCGTGAAATCCTCGGTGCAGCTGCTGGCCGAAGTGCGCCAGCAGCGTGACGCCTATAAGTCAGGCATAGCGGAAACCAAAGCAAAGGTGGAGCAGCTGACGCGCAGCGCGGACGACGCGCAGAAAAGTGCGGACAGCCTGCAGACTGAGCTAAATCAGGAGCAGGCACTGACGCGGCAGCTTAAAGAGCAGATCGCCCAACTGGAGGAGGCAGCGTAATGAGTGAGATCCTTAAAAACCGTATGGTGCTGGACTTCCAGCGCCGCACGCAGGGCGCAGAGCTGGCGCAGGCGGTGTATGACGGCCTGATGACCGGCAGCAGCGCGGATATGATGCTGGAAAGCGCCACTATCGACGATATCGATCACGCCTACCTGGGTGAACAAAGCGTGTTACCGGGCGCGATGTTTGAGGCGATCAGCACGGAGCGTATGCGCCTGGCGCAGACCATGCGCGCATTTGTGAAGGCGCTGAACCGTGGCCTGAACGGCACCGACATTACCGCCGGGACCGACGACGCCGGCGCAGACACGACCGGGCAGAAAACCGTGGGCGGCGCGGTGATCGGCAAAGTGCGCCGCGTGGCCAGCATTCCGGTTCTGAGCGCGCTTATCCCGTTATCCGACGGGCAAACCGTGTCGCTGGTGTTCCACTCACCGACCGCGGACAACGGCAAGATCCGTAACCAGGACACGCTGGTAGCCTTCCAGTTCCTGACCAACAAGCGCGACGTGACGCACATCGTTGCGCCGATTGGCGGGCGTGACGTGTCGCTGCAGCAGGTGACGCAGGCGCTTTCCAACCTGATCGAGAAGAACAGCGGCAAATTTACGAAGCAGAAGGACGCACAGGCGAAGCTGCGCGCGGAAGTGGAAACCACGCAGGCTGAGACCGATCAGCTGGCAGAGCAGCAGTCAGCGCTGCTGGAGCAGGTGGACACTCAGACCGCACGCGCGCAGCAGATGCAGGGCAATGAGCAGACGCTGCGCGGCAAACTCGCCAGCCAGAAACAGCTGAATGCCGACCTTACCGGGCAGCTGGCCGCGCTGCAGCAGGCAAAAGCCAGCGAGCCGGAAAACACGGACACCTTCGGCGATCGCACTATTCAGGTTAAAGCGCGCCTGAACATGGACGGGCAGGCCACGCTAAGCAACGGCGCGACGGTTCGTTATCAGGTCGCTGACCAGAACGGCGAACTGGAAGGCAAAGTGATCATCACAGAAGCCGACGGCACCACGTATGAAATGCCTTCTAAATCCAGCCAGGGTGCGGAGATGGGTAAAACGGCAACAAAGATGCTGAAAGCCTACCGCACCGGCGCGGCGGAAAAGTACCGCGTTGCTGCTGAGCCAGCCCCGGCGCCGGAACCCGCGCCACAGCCGGAACCAGAGCCAGTACCAGAGCCACAGCCGGAGCCTGAGCCAGCACCAGCCCCTGAGCCACAGCCGGAACCCGTTACGCCGGCAACCGTCTGGCGCTATGCGCTGGTTAACCGTCCTGCAGGTATTGGGGCGGTACCGCCGAACTTTGCCGCCGTGGCGGATCAGCCAGCAGCAGGCGAGCCGTACAGCGGCGTTGCCCGTAACGGCATCATTTCCTATGACCGTCCGCTGACTGACAAAGAGATTGCTGACTTTGAGCTGAAGCTGATCCCGACGCATGCGGATCTCGATGCGCTGGCCGCAACCGTGGCGGAGAAAATGAGCGACTACGCCGCGCAGTATCTGGAAATGTCAGAAGAAGATCCGGACACCTACGCCAAACAGGTGCGCATGGTGGCCCGTAAGCAGCTGACCGGCGTGGCATATCCGGAAGGGGAAGATGAGGCCTATTTCACGGGCGCTATCAAAGCCGCGCTGCAGCAGCTGGCAGCAGGCGAAGGAGAAGAGACCGACGTGACTGACGATCGTGAAACCACAGACCCGTTCTGGATTGCTGCTAAACGCCTGGGCGACCTGGTGGGCTGGGCATCTGACCTGGTAAACGCCTGGGCTGAGGCGCTGGGCTATGGCAGTGAGCAGCTGAAGCAGGCGGCTGACTACGTGGAAGCTAATCAGAGTCCTGAATATCTGAAGGCAGCACAAACCGCGATGATCACCGGCAAGCGTATTCCGCTGGTGGAGGAACTCAACACCCCGGAACCGGCACCAGAACCACAGCCAGAGCCTGAGCCAGCACCACAGCCGGAACCAGAGCCCGTGCCGGAAGCAGACTCTGAAGCGCAGAAGGCGATCGACTACCTGCAGGGGCTGACCTCACTTGATACCGACGACATGGACGTGATCCGCGCCGGCCGCAATCAGGTGCGCGAGGCGATTGCCGCGCTGACGGCTGCAGGCGTGTTTGATGAAAACGAAGCGCTGGTGAACGGCGCGGTGCAGCACCTGAGCGATCTGCTGGTGGCCGTGCAGCGTAAAGGGGTAGCAGCATGACGTTAACCGCCCTTGAAAAGCTGGATTTAGCCGACCAGCTGGACGAACTGATTATCAAAGCCCCGACGGTAAAGGGGCTGGACCTTCTGGATCTTAATGACCAGATGGAAGCAATCATGCTGCAGTTGGGTTATGGCGCAGCGCCGGCACCAGCCACCAGCGCTCCCGATCCGGTACCGGAGCCAGCGCCCGCCCCGGCGCCGGAACCGGAGCCACAGCCTGACCCTGTTAAAGAAGATCAGCCTGTCCCGGAAGTGGTTAAAGACTTTCTGGCCGGGAAATTCACGCATCAGGCACAGCTGGATTTTGTGGAGACGCTGCGCAAAGTCGGTGACTACATCGGCGTTTATCTGGCGCTGGACGACGCGAAAGAGCAAACCGCCAGCTGGATAGCCGCCAGCGGCCTCGCAGCTTAATCAGCAACCCCGTTTCGGCGGGGTTTTTTATTACCGGGATCACAATGCTTAACGAGAAATTAAAGAGCCTGCTGGGCGACGCCGGCAGCATATTTGCCCTGATTGGGCTCGTGGGTTCACTGCGCAAAACAGAGACCCAAACCGGGCGATCATCCTACGTCGTGACGGGCAAAGGTCAGGAAGTGAAAACTGCGTTTAAGGTAGTGGATGCCCGCGACCTGATTATCTCAAACAACCTCGACGGTACAATTAATCCGGCGTTCCCGGCAGAGCTGCAGCCGCGCGACCGCACGCGCCTGACCAGTAAAGTGCAGGTTTCAAAAATTGCGGGCAACCTGCGGCCGGCGAAGCTGACCGATTCCGGCATGAGCAGCCACGGCGCGCCAATCGTGGGCGCGGATAACGTGGTGGAGTCAGGCAACGGGCGCTCAATGGGGATCACGCGCGCCTATGAGCAGGGGCAGGCCGATGAATACCGCCAGTACCTGATTGAGCACGCGAAAGACTATGGCCTGAAGGCGTCGGATATCGCGCAGATGGATATGCCCGTGCTGGTGCGCGAGCGCCTGACGGACGTTGACCGGGCGCAGTTTGCGAAGGATTCCAACCTCTCCGATCTGCAGGAAATGGCGGCGAGCGAAAAGGCGTTTGTGGATGCGGAAATGCTCGACGAACGCCTAATGGCCATCTTCAATCCGTCCGATGACGGCAACCTGCTGGCGCGCTCAAATGACGGCTTTATCCGGGCATTCATGAAAGAGATAGGCGACACGGCAACAGCAGGCCTGCTGACTGACGACGGGCGCCCGACAAAGCAGCTGATTGACCGCATTCAGAATGCGATCTTTGCCCGCGCCTATAAGGATGAACGGCTGGTAAAGCTGGTATCTGAGGAACCCGATCCGGATATGCGCAACATCCTGACGGCGCTTAATACCGCTGCCAGTGAGTTTGCGCAGATGCAGACGCTCTCCGGTGACGTTCACCGCCAGGCGGTTACTGGGCTGGTGGACGGCGTGCAGTCGGTGAACGGGCTGGATCAGCAGGCGATAGCTGCGCTACAGGAGGCAATTAAGCTGGTGCGCCAGGCGAAAGACAGCGGGCAGGCGATACAGGAAGTGCTGGCGCAGCAGGGGCTCTTTGAGGAGGCCAGTATAGAGGCCGAAGCCCTGGCGCTGTTTATCGTGGCCAACAACCGCAGCGCGAAGCGGATTGGCGCAGCGTTTAAAAAGATGGCGCAGAAGATCAACGACGAGCTGTTACACCAGCAGCAGGCGCTGGGTGATATGTTCGGCGGCGGTGAGCTGACGCTGAATGACGTGCTGACAGCTGTATCAGGAGAAATTGAGGAGGAGTTTGGCGAAGGCAAGGGGCTCAACTTTGCCATGTTTGAGGCTGTCAGGGCGCCAGTAACGAACTAATTTTACTGGTTAATAATATGCGTCAGCTCTGGCTTGAGCTGACGGTTTTCACTGGCTGCGCATCATTAAATCTGGCCGTCTGCTTTGAGCGAGAAGCGGACGTCAGCGATTGATGTCATCACTACTGATCAAATAGATGCATTGAGACATCTGGAAATCCATAATTGCGTGCACCCCGATTACCAGGATTACCTGGCCTTCCGGAATTGCCAGGATTTCCCGGATTACCGATGTTTCCTAAGTTACCCATGTGCTTGTTTAGGATCATGCTTTCATGAAGTTCCCCAATGTATTGACCAGAGAGTTTATATACATGTGTTGCATGAAGTTGGCCGACGGCATTGCCGTTCATACCATGTATGTATTTTCCACGGATAAACCCTACGGCTTTTCCTTGAGAATTATAGATGTAATCTGTCATTTTTATGCCTCATAGATTTTTAGTTGATATTAATTATGGATGCATCCTAGATCACATATACTTTCACCAAGACTTTTCCATCTTTACTTGATCGTTCACCTTCCAGGTCAGTTTTAAATCCTTGTGAATTAGTTATATATTTGTTTGGGTCATATACGATACACCATAAATTATTGCATTCACTATGCCGTCTGTAATGTTCAATATCAATTATAAGCTCATCGCCAATTTTTTTGGCATGAGTACGGTCTCTTACAATTTTTGTTTCAAGAACAAGACTATGCGCAGGCAAAAGAAAATCCATCCTAGTGCTAGAACCAGCATAGCTAGGAGTAAATTCTTCTGGGCGTATATCTTGAACCCAAGGTCTCAATAATGAATGAAGTAAATCTTGCACATCATATTCATTGCTAAACGTTAAATTCTGGCTTCCTTTTCTTCGGTGTGTGAGAGGGTGCATAGCACGTTGCAAACCTCTAACCAACCTTTCCAGCAAAGCTTCCACTTTCTGAGGAATAACTGGCTGCTGACTAATTCTTAAAGTCTCTTCATATGGGATATCATCTGCAGGGATGTGACCCAAAGGTAAAATGCGGCCAAAACGATAATATTGAAAACCATTATCATGTAACGCGGCTTCGACACCCTCTCTTTTTTCAGACCATTCAATATACTCGGGGCTTCCTTGTTTCGGAGGAAGATCCATAAACTCTTCAATCACCCCACCTAACACAGATAGGCTATCAACCTCCTTATCCTGACCTGTGAGGTATAACCAGTTCTTCCACTTAGTATCATGAGCTCCTTTTGGTGGTTCACCACGAGCGCCCACAGAGTAAAATAATGATTCGATTGCTTCATGAGACGCAGTGTTAGCAATAACGTCCCCAACAACTTTGCATAGTGACCGTGATAACCTCATCTTCACCCCATTCAGAGAAAAATTTACATTGACTTTATCGTTCAAATGCACGAATGGAAATATCAGAATTTAATTAAACCCTCCGTTTTAGTCGTTTTTTCTTTAGAATTCCCTTATTAAGAAATGGTAGTAAAAACCGCTTCTGTCACAGAGCGGACTGTGGGTGCTTAATGCCCGCTATGAGCTAACACACAATGGCCGCACCATGCGGCCTTTCTTCCCACTACAAATTACAAACTCCATACAGTCCCGCTCTCAATCATTACAGAGTGGTATCACAATGGAGCAATCCGCAAACCGTAAAGCCTTTGGCGACATGCTGGCGTTCTCAGAAGGCACCAGTACTCACCCGTTAACCCGCATGCGTGGCTATGACGTTATCGTGACCGGGCTGGGCGACAAGCTGGGCGAAATCTTTACCGACTTCACCGATCACCCGTTCTCAAACCGCCGCGCTAAAGTGCTCAATAAGCATGGTCTGGCCTCGACTGCAGCAGGCCGATATCAGCAGCTTTACCGCTACTGGCCGGTCTACAAAAAACAGCTGAAACTGCCCGACTTCAGCCCCGCGTCACAGGAGCGCTTGCTTGACCAGCTGCTGAAAGAGCAGGGCGCGTATGCCGACGTCCACGCCGGACGAATCCGCACGGCCATTGGCAAAACTAACGATATCTGGGCGTCGCTCACCGGCTCGCCATATGGTCAGAAAACGCACGCTATCGAAACGCTGCTGACTGCCTATCGTGATGCTGGTGGCACAGTTACCGATTAAGCGCCTCTGAACCCTTCCGGGATCGCGTAGTTATCATGCTTCAGACCGTCGCCAGCGAAATCACCCGTCTGGCGGCGGCTTTCTGGTTTCCGGCCCGCAGCTGCTTTGGGCTTAAACGTGGATTTAATATAGCCGTAGACCTTGTGCATCAACTGGCCGTTGCGCTGGTATGCCTCTGCGCGGCGCTCTTTGTCTGCTGCTGCTGATCCTGCTGCCAGGCTTTGCAGTGACTCCTGATAAATCCCGAATTTTTTCTCTGGCGCTGATGGCTCTGACGCAATCTCTTTCGATTCCGAAATTGCTGACTCACTGTATTGTGTTTCTCTTGTTCTGGAGAGATCTCTTACTTCTTGTTGGTCATTTTGACCAGGGGTAGCCTGTTCATTCTGACCAGGGGTAGCGAGGGTGAAATTTAATTTTGAGAAGGTGTCAGCAACGATTTTCCGGACGAGACTCTGACGCCCCGCAGGCTGAAGATTAGCCGCTTTCAGTTCAGCCAGACTCGCCTGTACAAAAGCCAGCGCTTTGCTGGTGAACGTGTACTTGCTGGGCTTACTCCACTTGTGGTTGTTTTTGCAGCGCTGCTCCTCATGAGTAAGGATGCCGAGTTTAACCGCCAGGCGATAAGCGCGCTGAACGGTAGAAATGCTCACGCCTGCTTCCTCTGCCAAAGTGCTGAGGGATTTGATGATCTCAAATCTGGACGTAGAGCACGCCAAATTACACGCGAATTTCAGTACGCGAGTGAGGGATTTTGGAAGAGGTGAAAGCTCAATAACGTGGGTAAAATCATACCCGGTAATTCGTACAGGATTTTGCTTATTATCTAAGCAATGCAAGGGAAAAGAGTTGCCGTGATCGGCGTTTTTAGCTACTATCTTCACTGGTTATTTCCTTCCCTGTGAATGGTTAATCGTTCCTGGTTATCTCTTTCCCTGTGAATGGATATTTCCATTGATTTACCTTCCTGTAAGTGAGCAGGTTGTTGTTTATCGTTTTGTTGTACGGCGCAATGCCGTTGTGGCGCTAACCACATAAAGTTGTAGAAAAATCGACTGTTACCAGCAGGCGATTTTTTTTTGTTCTGACCAGGCTTGCCGGCTTGGTCAGAGCGCGGATAATAAACTTGATCAGCTTAAGGATCAAGATTAAGGTTTTTCTTAATTTTAGAGAAACCATAACCGCGCCCTTCACCGGGCGCGGTATCTCCTCCCTAATTTATTTCCCTGTTGTAATCCAGAAAAGCGGTCCTTCTTCTGCAGTCATACTCTTTTTTTGCGGCAGAGCATGCTGTTTTCCTGCGCCCATAGGCAGTGAAGCAGTTGCTTTTGCTCCGATAGATTCCAGCATGGACGCAACAATCATCGCATCTTCCGGCGTGTCCATCCGGCACAGCGCAGCAGTCTGCTCTTTACTGAAAAACAGCGGCATGTTGGCCAGCGCCTCTTTCATAATTTTACGACGGGACTTTGCCACGTTGCCGGCGCTCTCAATCATCAGGTTGGCGCTGCGCAGCCGATCCTCCAGCTCCAGCCGCTTGCCGTGCTCAATGTGTAGCGCCGATTCCAGCAGTGACGCGTCTCCCGACTCAAACATTGCCGCCTGGCCGCGCATACTTTCAAAGTGCTGAAAAATGTCCGCTGCCTGATTCTCCGAATACCCTTTTTCCACCAGCCCTGCGCAAATCATACTTTCACGATCGCTGGCGGACTCCAGCATTGCTGAGGCGTTATCCAGGCTGATGTAGTTAGGGAAAGTCACGTAATCAAAGCCGTGAAGGCTGTTGACTCTGGAGACCGCGCTATCATCGCCGCCGGTCGCCCATGACCAGCCACCGGCGCGGGAACGGCTCATGCCGTCAACGATGTTGCCCGGATCGGTGTCCAGAATCTCCTGAACGTGAGTGACGACTCCGTTATCATCAACGCTCACTTCAAGCGTCCGGTTTGAAGGCACGTTTTCGATCGTCACCGGCTTACCATCCACCATGACAACGGCAAATTCCGGCAGGTTCAGCCGTCCGGTTTTCGCATAGTAGGCGGCGCGTCGCCCGTGGCCGTAGTAGCCGAACATTTCCCCCAGCTGAATACGTTCCTGCGTTTCCGGGCTGCTGAACGTTTCCCGGACCGAGCGCAGCAGGTAGTTGCGATCATTTTGCGGCGTGAAACGACGAATTTTATCAATGAGTGAAAAACGATCCGTTACCGTGCGGAGTGCTTTCATATTGTCCTCATAACTTCAATGGATGCCCCGCAAAGCGGCGGCAGCGCTGGCGGTTGTCAGCGCGGACTGATGGTAGGACGGTTGTAATTTGCGTAGGTAACTTTTCTTGATCCATGCGTGGATCTAATGACCAGTGGATAATTTCACATTAGACATATTGAATTTATCAGTGCGGCGGATATAGTGTGCGCGCCGCTGCAAAACAGCGGTCGGGATTGGAACCCTGAAAAAGCATGAGAGCTGGCACATAGTGCCTTCGGCGCTACCACGTCCGGATCATTCCGGGCGTATCTATGGTGGCGTTGGTGGGGCTACCTTCGGGTAGGCCGGTTTTCTTGTGCGCCGGTAGTTCCAACCCTGTCAACGTCACCACCCGGAGATTGGAACCTCCTGTAGTGACGCTTCTTTAAGCACAGGGAGCACACCATGTCTGATATCCCTCGCGCGCCATCCCCTGCAGCGCACACTTTCGCTTCTGCCATGTTAACAATCAGTCAGAATAGTGACGCCATTTGCCGCCGTGCAAAGTGGGGCGATACGGCTAACCACGTATCCATACTGCCTGATGCTGACGATCAGATTCAGTACGTTTTCATGAATGACATCGGGACACTGAATTTCTACTGTCCATCACCTGAAGATATGCTTTCTGCTGACTGGCAGGTTATCGCGCTCTCAGACTGACTGCATAAGTGAAAAATTTATCTAATCAGATGGTCTGACCACGTAGTTAGTTAGATTATGAATGGTTGCGAAGATAGATTATCAACATTGTCATGGCAAAGCGAAACGGCAAATATTCTGAGCATAAACCAGGTTTATTGTCAGAAATACTGAGCAAATTATGTGCTAGCGTTACATGAAAAAAATTCACTCAGAAAGTCATGGTTTTTTTTAACGGACGTTTTCTTAATGGTGCAACTTTGTGCAGTTCAGCATATGTAAGCGAATCGGTAAATATCATGTACTTACAAAAATTGAGCCACTGAATGTGACATTCATAATTTGATTTGGACTTACTAAAGATTAATTTAGTTTTTTAAAAAGTTCTTTTTTAAATTTAATTTATGATGTTAGTTTCTCTTAACGCAAATTAGTTAATGTGTTGATGAAATTAAATAAACATCACATAACATTTGCGTAAGCTCTTTAGCGTAGATTTACGCTGAAAAGTTTCATATCTAACATGGAAGTTTTATGCACACAGCAAGAGGATGAAGTATGTATAAGGCTATGAAATATTTTGTCAGTGATCATTTTCCATCCGGGTTGCTCCTACACCGGATAGACTGCCCGCAGCTGCCTTCACTTGAAGAACGAACGTTCATTGGCACCTGCTATACGCTTAATCAGGCACTGACCGTAGCCTCTATGCACTTTTCGGGCGTGAAGGTTTGTCCGTTCTGTATTACCAGGCCGGATGAAAAAGAAGGACAGCAAGAATACCTGGTACTTAACACCCCGAAGAAACCTAAAAAACCTGCTGAAAAAAAGATATTTAGGGCAGTAAAGCATCTGGATAACAATTAAAGACAGGGCAATTAATCATCCCGGAGCGCAGATATATTTTCCTTCAGTTTTTATATCTGCTTTAGATGACTGGTTTCATCAAGCCGCACACTCCCCTGTAAATTTGTGTGCGGCCTTTTTGGTTTTCCGGAAATTAACTTTCCGGTCTGACAACATATCGGGCAAACGCCACCAGCTCCTCATGCGTCCAGTTGGCCGGATCGTCGCCGTCAGGCGCTGACTCGTTCATCATGCTGCCGGCGTCATCCTCCTGCGCATCGGCCTTGTCACGGCTTTTGCTGAACTCCGCCAGCATCTTATCCAGCGTTCCGTCGTCCATTTTCAGCTGATCGCTGAACAGGTAGCGCATGAACGTGTCATTCTCCGCCAGCTTGTTGTTGGCCTGCAGCGCGTCCATGACCTGCACCATGAGCGTAATAAAGTTGGCGCGGGCGTCCATTTCACGGCTTTCTTCTTCCTGAATCGCCGTGTTCATGGAGTTAAACTGTACCACGTAGGGCCGGTCATTCTCCGGATATACCTTGCCGTATTTAAACGCCAGGTGAATATCTATAAGCCGGTAAATCATCTCCTGCGCGCCCTGGCGGAGCCACTGCGCCCGCAGCGCCGCCTGAATGGCCGTCTGAATCCAGCCACCTTCCCCCAGCCCGCCTGCCATCTGATCCGCCCAGCCCAGCATCGTTGAATCAATCCCGAGCGCGGCGCACAGCTGGCGCAGGTGAAACATCACGTCCTCAATGCCGGTAATGTCCGCGGGTATCGACTGCGTATCAATCGTGATCCCGTTTTTGCCATCCCCCATAACCGGGATCACATGGTTCATCACGGTTGGCATGGTGTTCCCGTTCACCGCTTTTTTCTGCAACGCCTCGCCGTGGCGTTTGAGCGTCTGCGATACGGTTCGGGTGTAGTTGGCGCCCACAACCGGATCGAGTGAGTTGGTGGTGAGCGCAATCAGGCGGTCAATTTTGGCGGCGTTGTAGCGCGTGGCTTTCAGCGCATTCAGTGCGCCCGTCAGGTTGAGGAACGGCTCATAGGCGTGCGCGAGAAAGCTGGTTCCGTAGTTCTGCGTCTCCGCGATTTCCTTATCCTCCTCCTCAGTCAGCAGCGAATAGCCCCGGTTGCCGGACGTGACCGGCTGCACGTTACGCGTGGGTGTCCAGTACGGGTTTTTCATGGGTACCAGAGACCACGGCGAGGAAAGCGTGCGCGTATGCGTATCGGGTGACAGCACGTAATCCCCGCCGAACCCCACCAGCTGATCGCCCTTATAAAACTCCTGCACAAAGTAGGGCAGCGAGTAATAGCTGTTTTCCAGGCTGGTGATCCCGCTGCCGGTCCGGGCATAAGGACGCACGTAGGAGACGCCAAAAATCGCCATAGTCATAGCCAGCGATGGCAAATGTTTATTGATCATCGCCCCTAAATCATCCTGCAGCTCTTTTGCGCGCGCCGCGCCTTCTTTGTCCGACGGGTCAACCGGGGCAATGCAGAACGCCAGCCCGGTCTTTTTGTCCGGCGCGAGCGCGTGGCCAATGTGGATATTCAGCGCGGCGGAGCAGGTTGGACTGTTAGCCATTTCCTCAAGAATGGCGTAGCGCTGCAGCCGGTCCAGCGGCAGCTCTGCGCCGAGGTACAGGCTGTCGCCGGCCGTGGTCATTTCACCTGCCTTACCTTCCTGATACGCCAGTGCTGCCAGCCCGGATCGGGACACCACAACGTTTTGTCCGTTAGTCCACGCGAGTGAGTCAGGCGCGTCGTTGGTTGAGCCTCTGAATGCCTGCCTGAGTGCGCCGATTACAGAAAGCGCCTTGTTTCTTTTAGCCAATGTATAGTGTCCTTTTTACAAACCCTTAGAATTTATATAACCATAACCGCTTTATGCAATCCGGGGAAAATTCACACAGTGGAAAAAAGAGAAAACAGGGCGGTCCAGGAAGCCGGGTCCGTTGAGGACTTGATCCGCCTGGTCATGCGCCTGCACAAACAGCGAACGGTTGTGGCGTTTGGCGTGACAAAACGGGAAGGGGTGAGCCTGCAGCGCGAACGCCGCGCCGCTAATGATAATGCTGTCAGCCTGCTTAACTCGCTGCCGGCGGGTTTTGACGGGAACAAACTCACCGATGAACAGCGCCGGATTCTGGCCGGGTACAGCGGTGAGGGCGGTCTGGAGGGCGGCGGCGGCAGCCAGTATGAATATTACACCCCGCCGTTTATGGCGGAGGGAATATGGGATCTGTTTGCGGACTACGGCATTACCGGCGGTCACATGCTGGAGCCGTCCGCCGGCACGGGCGTTTTTCAGGAAACCAAGCCCGCCGGCGCAATGATGACGTCCGCGGAGATCTCCGACACGTCAGGACGCATTAACCAGCTGCTGCACCCGGAAGATGACGTGCGCATGGGCGCGTTTGAGAAGCTGGCCGCGTCAGTATCGGACAACAGCTATGACCACGCTGTCGGCAACGTGCCGTTTGGCGACTCGCGCACGGGCTTTGCCGAGCTCGACCCGGCCTACCGGGATGAAACCAACGTCGGGCATTACTTCGTGATGCGCACCATCGACAAGGTGAAATACGGCGGGCTGGTGGTGCTGGTGGTGCCAAACGGCATGACCGACGGCGGCGGCGCCAACAAGAAGCTGCGCGATCGCGTCTCCCGCGTGGCGGAGTTCCTGGGCGCGCACCGCATGCCGTCCGGCACGTTTGCCGAGAGCGGTACCGCCACGGTGGTGGATGTGTGGGTGCTGCGAAAGCACACCGAGGCGCTGACGCAGCTGGTGCATGACAGCGATGAACAGTCGCTTGAGGCAGCAAGCGTGCTGTGGCCAACGTTTATCCGCGGCAAGTGGTTTGAAACCGAGGGGCGGCGCTACGTTCACGGCGAAACCGAGCGATCTGACTTCAATAACATCCTGGTGGTCAAAAAAGATGGCCAGCTGACCAATGAGGCGATGAAAGCCGCGCTGTCGCGTCGCTTTGACAGCCGCATCGACTGGGATCGGCTGGGTACGCCTGCTGCGGTCTGGCAGTCGCCGGTAGAGGGTGATAAGCGGCTGATGGCCGGCGTCTGGCACACCTACGATGGCACGCGGTTTATTAAAGATTCCACCACGGCTTCGAGCGGGATCGACGCGGAGCGGTTCGGTGCCGCCACGTTTGGCGACCTGCAGACGAAAACGCGCACGATTAACGGCATGCTCTCGCTGGACAGCCGCGCCCTGTACGCGGCCAGCGTGGAATACCCGCAGCTGTTTGACGATCGCATTCACGCGGCCATTCGCTTTGCGATGCAGCAGAAGCCGGGGCATCGCTGGCGCGTGATGCGCGCGTCGATCATCGGCCTGCGCATCAACGACGCGCTCGATACGCAGATGCTGGGCGGCGACGCCAGCGGCATTATTGCTGACGCCGCGCGCCTGGTGAGTGAAGAAGTCGGGCAGTACGGCACGCCGAAAGGCCTGAAGCTGGCCGGTCTCTCTGATGCGAGCGCCAAAGGCTGGCTGAGTTTTCAGGCCAACGTCAGCCGCGAAGGGGATTTGTCCGCGCTGCTGAACGGAACCATTGACCGCAGCGAGGCGGTGGCGGTGGACTTTGCCAGTCCGGAGCAGGTGGTATCGCACCTTTTCAGCGATGTGGATCTGGTACCGGTGGCACTGGCCGCTTTCCGCGCCGCGTTTAAAGGCGAACTGCCGGAAGATGACGAGGCGTTACTGGCGCACCTGGCGACCTTCCCGGAGATTGCGCTCGACGGTAACGGCAACATTATGCCGCTGGCGCGCGCTACAACCGGCAACGTGCGCGGCAAGGTGTCCCGCCTGGCGGCGCTGATTAACGACGCGCCGGACGGGCCGGTTAAGGCTAACTACGTTCGCCAGCTGGAAACGATCAACGAGAAGCGCAACCATACGCCGATTGAAGATATTACGGTCAACCTTAACGCACGCTGGCTGGATCGCCGGCTGATTAAAGAGTTCCTGATTGACCAGGGCTTTGACGACTTTAAGTACACGCAGGATCTGGAAAACGAAAACGGCTACCTGACCGCGGAGGACAACTACGCGGGGAAAGACGGCGTATTTTCCGGCTATCAGGTGCGCTCCGTCACCGGCAAAGGTGGCGTGACTGAATTTAAGCGCGCCAGCTACAAAGACGGCTTCTACAACCAGCTGGAAAACTACCTGAACGGCGTGAAGCCGCGCGGCGTGAACGCTAACGTCTATCTGAAGCGCATCAGCGGCCTGGAGGCACAGTTTAACCACTGGCTGCGCACGCATCCGGACGTTGAATCGGTTGTCAGCGACTACAACGACGCGTTTAACGGCTACGTGCCGTTTGAGCATTCGTCCTCGTCCCTGCAGCTGCAGCAGATCAGCGGCAAG